TCTCGGTCATCAGGGTTTCTTGGAACGCTTCCAGTTCCCCGGCATAGTCGCGGCTTACACCGCCACCCCCGCCGCCTCCACTACCGCCGCCAATAGAAGGCGCGACATAGTTCCTGAAAACGCCGCCACCCGCCTGCAATTCAGAAAGTTCTGTTGACCCCACAAGCGGCCCGCCGGGGCCCGCCCCTCTACCTCCACCCGTAGCCATTGCGGATGCCAGCGCTTGTGCATTTTGGTAAGCTGCCCCAAACGCATTTGCGACACTGGACGCCGCCGCTGATAGAGCATTTGTCGCGGCTGTTGATGCGTTGACAATAGCCGCCAATTGCGAAGCGGACGAATTAATCCGGTCTGTTTCAGCCTTTTGTTCCCGGTAAGCGTTGCGCTGTTCATTGGCCCGCCGCCGTGCGGCAACCTCAAGCGTGCGCTCATAATTCAGCCGCTCTAGGGCCGCGTCAATTTCGGCAAGGCTTATCCGCAAAGCGCGTTGCTTTTCCGAATTCGCTGCACGTTCCGCCGCCGCCTGCAAAGATGTGGCGTCAAGATCAGCGTATTGCAGTTGAGCGGCCTCAGCCATCAAAACAAGGCGCTCGGCCTCAAGCCGATTGATTTCGCTCAAAAGCGCCTGTTCAGCTTCAAGCGTTGCACCACTTGCCGCCATCGCGCGGGCGGTTTGGTATTTTTGCGTTGCAGCCGTTACTGCATCAATCGACTCCTTCAATGCTTCATTGTGAGCCTTAAGTTCTTCGCTTTCGGCACCCGCGCCTGTCATTGCTGAAATTAGCATCGGCAACGCAATACCAGCCGCCAAACCAGCCGCCGCCCCTACAGCCCCAAACGCAAGCCCCAAGTCTGGCAACTGGATTGCAAGGGCTTGCACAAAGTTGCCCGTCGCCATGGTCTGCTGACCAACCTGCGAAAGCTGTTGCGACACACCCCGCATTGATTGCGCAAAGCCGCCGCCGCTTGATGCCGCTTGCGCCATGCGGGGGCCTATGCCTAGCATTGATCTTGCAAGCCTGTCTGACATTCGCGCATATTCGGCTTGCTTGATGACGCCAAGAGAAAGAGCGTTGTCAAGCTGGCTTATGGCCGCTTCATATCGCTTTGACGACGCATATAGCGGGTCTATTGATGCCCTTAAGCTGTCAACCTGCCTAGCGGCTTCATCAAAAGTGTCAAATGCCCTAGCGCTATCCATAGCGCTTTTGCTTACGCTACCCAGAACGCCTGCGAACGCGTTTGCAGTGCGTTGCATTTCCGTCATTGACCGCGATGCGCTTTCAATAGCAGTGGTCGCAACCGACATTGCCGCCTTGAGGTCGCCTGCGTCGCCTGTGATCTTGACGTTAAGGGCCGCTAACTCTGTCACTTCTTAGCCCTCATTTTGGCCGCGTGTTCCTTGCGCGCTCGGTCCCATTGATCCGGCGAAAACGCACTGCCCTTTGCCTTGCCCCCGCGCGCATCTGCCATCTTGCCTTCCATTCGCCGCGCCTCGACCAAGTGAGCATCGAATTCACACCACCAATCCGCAACGGGCAATGCCCAAAACTCGCTTGGCTGCATTCCCCAAGACCGGGCCGCTTGGTATGCACCCCGCTCGAAAGCGGCCCACGTTACTCCCCCGGCGCGCTTTCGCCTTTCGTCTCAAGCGGCTCTTTTGACTTTGGAGTGATAAACTGAACCAGAAACTCGTCAGCAATCTGCATTGCGTCGACCAGCCCAATTTCAATGCACGCTTCCTGCACTTCGGACAGCTTCAAGGCGGGTTGCGTTTCCTTCGCGCCGATCCAGATTGCCAGCGGAATGTTTTCCATGCCCCAAGCGAATTTGGATTGATACCGCATCCCGACTTTTTCCGCCCCCTGCACCGCCTGCGTTTCGCGCAGGACAAACATGGGGTCAGCAACCTTTTCCGTGATTTCCCGGCCAGCCCGAAAGTTCACGGCAAGTTCAAGCTGTAGCGCGCCAAGTTCCGCCTTGTAGGTGCGCATCAGGTGCCCGCCGTGTAGGTCACAACGCCGGATGACATAAATGTTGCACTGAATTCAACAGCCCCATCGCTTTCGCCAGTTTGCTCAAAAGACGACACAAGGAACGTCCCGGCCAAGGTGCCAGTGGTTGTGGGCAGCTGGATGGTCAGCGGTTCCCCGGTGATATTCGATTTCATCATTTCGGCAATCAAGACTTGATCCGATGAAATGCCGCTTGCAGTGGCCTCCACAGACCGCAGCCCCGGCGTAGAAAGCAGGGTGCGCCACCCCGCGTCATCATCCGTTGTCACGTCCACATAGTCATTCGTGACCGTGTAACCCTTGCTCTTGACGCCAACTAGGGTTGTGCTGTCCCAATCGAAGGTAAGCGCGCGTCCGTTTGCACCTGCCATTTTTCACGCTCCTTATGCGTTACGCGCCAAGACGGCGATTTGATACGTTGCAGCCGCGCCGCTGGAATTTGCGATGCGCAGAATGTCGCCCGTGCTGGCCGTGATTGCGCCATAGCCCGCCGCGTCCGTTGAACCCAAGAACACGAAAGACCCTGGGCGAATAGGCCCGACTGTCGGGGTTGTGCCGCCCAAGAACCCAACAACGGGGTTTGTGCCGCCGCCGATTGTCAGGTTTGTCGTATTTGCCGCGCCTGTCTTTGGCGCGTTGATCACAAACAAGGCCACCAATTCAACCGCCGAAATGGTCACACCGAAAGCCGTGGCAAGAACCCCGTTAAGGTCCAGATCATCGTTCGTGGCGCTGGCAACCGTGCGTTCATCCAGCCAAACGATATTGGCCTGCCCCGCCGCCGTGCCTGTCGCCAGATTGATGACAGCTTGCATTTCAAACGGCAGAGGCCCGCCAAAATCGCCCCCGCCTGTTTGCGTTCCGCGCAGTTGCGCGACCAGTGTTGCCGTTGAAAGTGTCATGCGCGCCCCTCATAAATCGGTTTGCAGTGTTATAACATAACGTTTGGCGGAAGGCTAGGCTTCTCGGATTGTAAGCCGATACCGTTGAACGCCGTGCTTTGTCGTGCCGTCAGGGTCGGACATTGTGTCGCTGAATTCAAACAGTAGGTCAGTGATCGAATAGCCCGCCTTTGTCAGCACGGCGCGATTGAGCAGCCCATAGGCTTGATCCATCAAGGCTTTGGTTTGCTTGAACCCTTGCGCGCGTGACCAGAAGTGCAGCGTCAGTGTGATCTCTGCCCCGCGCACATCATCCGTATCCCATGCCCTCACGGTGTCGTTGCCAATGACGCAATAGGGGAAGGTTGTGGCGGGCGCACCCTCAGGCAGAAACGGCGGGCTATCGAATACAGCGCACCCGGTAAGATTGCCGTTCAATGCCGCAAACACTAATTCTTGCGCCGCCGTGGTGAATGCCGTTGCCATTATACATGAACCGCTTTGACAATCGCAGCCTTAGCGGCCCACCTTACAATCGCATCATAGCCCCGATCAGCACCCCTTTGCGTTACGATTCCGAATTCATGCAAGAATGCGATACAGTAAATGGCAGGCTTTGCCATATGCATCCGGCGAACAACGCCAGACGTGTCAAGAATTAGATTACATGTCGCCATCAGGTTCTAGCCTCCCACCTTGCCCGCAGTTCTTTTTCAACGCCAATTTTCGCACGTTCAAATGACGGTAGCAACCATGGGCGCGCGACCATGCGTGATGTGCCGAATTCCAGCATCGGGCCATAGGCTACAGCCGTTCCCACGCGGCCCGTCACATTGCCAGCTTGCGGCAATTCCATCCGCACAGAACCCGCAAGCACCCCGCTATCGCTTGCCGGATATTGCCCCGGCGCGGATGCGGCGTGCAGCACGCTGCCCCTTGTGTAGGTCCTGCCTGACTTCGGCCCGCCCTCAATACCCGCAATGGCGAATGCGTGCGTATCAGTCACAAGGTCCGTGATCGTTTCAAGCACAATCGTATCGCTTGCGCCCTCGACTTGTTCCAGCTTGGAAAGCAACTGCGAAAGTCCGGTCAGTTCAATACCGATTGAGGTCATGACGCCACCCCATCCGAAATTCTCCATTCCGACCAATCGCCGCGCCCGTCTGGGTCAACCACCCCTAGCACGCCGTATTCCTTGCCTTTCCAGATCACTCGCTGCGCAGCCGTGGCATTGGCAAAGCCCCGCGTCACCATCTTGTAGGTATTGCCCGGCACTTGGCGCATAAGCCCGAAACGCTCAGACCCCGGCGCGGCGGTTATCATCGCCCGCGTAGGTGCCCCCGATACAGCCGCCCATGCTTCAGTAAACCCGCCCATGCCATCCGCCGTGCGTGTTTTGGCCTCAATTGAAACCACTTCCCGCAACTGGCCTGCTGTATAGGTGCAGCACTTCATATCACCCTCATGCGCTCAATGCCGCTGCAAGCTTAGCAGCCCTCAACGCTTTTGCCAATTCATCGCCCTTTGATCCCGGCGTAACGGTTTCAGCCCATTCCCAAACCGCATCAGCAATCTGGTCAATAACCGCGCCAGAGATACCGCCGCCGCCCGCCGCGTTCAGCAGATCCCCCATGGTGCCGGGGTTATTGTTCTGTGCAGCCAATGCGCCCCATACAGCAGCGGCAAGCCCTTCTGGCGAAAGCGGTGCAGCGCCGCCCCATGATCCTTCTAGGTCAAGATCGCCGCGCAATGCAGCCGCCCCGATAAGGCCGAAAGCCCCCGTGCCATCAATCGGCACAATCATGGAAAGACCGCCGTCACCCGCAAAGACAATCGCCCCGTTGCCAGCAAGCGCAATGGTTAGCGCAAGACCACCAGCACCAACGACAGACAGCGCGCCGTTACCCGCCAAGCCTACCGTTAGAGATAGCCCGCCGCCACCCGCAAACGTGATTGCCGCGCTGCCTTCAATCGGCCCGCCCGCGATAGCATCGCCCGCGCCCGTGATGTCAAAGCGCGCCTGCCAAGATGACATACCGCCCGCTTTGACAGGTAGCAGCCATGCGCCACCCGCGCTGTAGCCATCGGGAATTGCGCTTGTGGGCGGGATGGTTTCAGCCGTGTGAATGGCATGTCGGTCGATTGGCACAAGCGCCGTGAGCCCCGGCGAACTGACATAGCGGTAATTCAGAAACCCGACGCTAGCCAATGATCCGCATGGCCACTGCATTAGCCCCATACCTCTTCAATATGCCCAAAGAACGTTGACGCCGCCGCAGTCGCCGCACCCGCCGTATACAGCCAAACCCGACAAGCGCCGTCTTTCACCACGGGCATAGACGGGAATTGATTGACGTAATCCTTTTCGTGATACAGACCGTTGACGCCAAGAGTAATGGTTGCAAGCGGCTTGGCAAGGCATAGCGCGAAGGTGCCCGTATTTGCCGCAGACATAGTAACGGTCGCCACATTACGCACGCCACTATCCCCGCCGCCAAGGGGCAAAAACGGGCCATAGTTGTTTGCGGCAACACCGCTGTGCGACACATGCCCCACAATTGCGCTTGCCGTCATTGATGTGACCGCCGCCAAAGCCCTGCCCGTTGTTCCGGCTTGGTTTGTGTAGCTGATAGCCATGTTTTGCGCTGTAGCGCCCGCCGTGGCGGTCTGCACCTGATACAGCCGCAAGCCTTCGCCATTGGCATAGCGTGGCGCAGGCGTACCAGTCAGCGTTTGCGCCGCCGTGGTGTTATTGCTGATCCCCGGCCAATATCCCTGCAAGTCAACAAGCGTTAGCGTCCCAGGAAAGCCAGTTGCGGATGTGGTTTGAGCGCCGATGGTTGTCAGGTGCTTAATGTCAGGGGTGACACTGCCCCCGCTCGGAATACCGAAAATCTGCGTGCCGTTGCCCGTCGCTTCGTCACACGCACGCCAAGCAAGCGCGGTTCCAGCCCAAGCATTCGCCGTGGGATATCCGCTAAGCAGCGAAAAGTCATATGTCCGGCCCAAGGTGTAAGTTAAGGTCGTGATCTTGTTCCAGTCAGTTCGATTTGTTTTGCCTGCCGAAATTGAGGCCTTAAGGTTATCGCCGGATTGAATAGCCATTGGTTAGCCCCATACAAAAGTAGCGTTGCCGTAGATCGTCGCGGTACGGTTACTGCCCCGCGTCATAAAGAACATGCCAAGCCAAGCGCCGTCTTTTACCACAGGCAGATTAAGCGCATTTTGCGTCATAAACGACTTTTCCGCAATGACCTGTTGCGCAGTGCCAGCCCAATTCCGGCTGGCAAAGTTACCAAGCGGCCTGCACATGTAGATTGCCCATAGCCCGCCCGGTGGCGTCACGAATTGCACCGAATTGATTGTCCGCGCGCCTCGATCCGCGCTTGCCAACGCGCAATAGATAGGCCCTGCCGTGCCGCCCGCTGATGTGGTGTAGCAGATACGGTTTACCCCCAATGCGGGGGCGTTCCATGTCACCACGCCATCAACGCCCGCAGAATTCGTATACCCCACAACCATATCAGCCGCCGCCAATGACGGGGCCACATGGTTTACCAACACCGGAAACACACCAGCGCCGTCGCTGTATCGCGGCAAGCCCAAAGTGTTATCCATAGGCTGAACATCGGTGCTATCGCCGTCAATCAGCGGGTATACACCCACTATATCATAGGCGTGAAATTCAACGTTCAACTGACCGACGCCACCGGGGTTTACGCCAACTTCGATTTCAAGCAACCGCCTGTCCATGCCGGGGGCTGGTGGGAAATAGATTGCGTCATTCCCCACCGCGATCATGGGCTTGAATGCCAAGGCGTTGCCGATCCGCGCATCATAAGCAGGTTGGCCAGATGCAAAAGACCAGTCATGCCAAACCAGATCAGTTCCGCCGCCCGCGTTCTTGACAAACCGCTGCACATGCACACGGCCTGCATCAATAGCGTCAACCACATCTTTGACGCTGCGCAGCATTACTCCGCAGTGCCCGTCAAAGCGCCAGCGTTGAACAATGGCGTGATCCCGGCTGAGATAGCCCGCGATGCCGACAAAGCGCCCCGATACAGGATAGCCGTGCCACCCGATACCGCCACGCCAACCGAAAAGTGTGTCACCGTTGCACTGCCCGCCGTACATTCGCCAAACTGCACTGTTGCCGTGTTCGACACTTGGTTGCCTGATACCGTGAACCCGCCCGCCCCGCGCGCAATGGCCACCCGCGCATAGCCCGTATAAGCGGCTTCTGATGTGCCTTGGTTGCCCGCTTCGCCGGGGTCTGCCGTGTGCAACGCCACAAAGAAGCTGCCTGCGCTTGCGGATGGTTGCAACCCGCCCGCGTCACCAATTCCGGCCCATGCCGTGTTATTGAAAAGCAACGCCAGTAGCGCGGTTTCCGATGCATTAGACAAAGACATGTCGCGCCCCTTTAGCTGTAGCTGATCGCGGTCAATTCGCCGCCCGTGTAAGTCAGTGTTTTCACCAGATCAATGCCCGCTGGCACAGCCCCGGAAAGCGTAACCGATGCCAACCCATCAGCCCCATAGCCGAAAGACTTCACAACCCCGTTAGCATAGGTGATTGTTGCAAGATCATCGCCAGCATAGGTGAACGCCGCGCCCGATGCATCAAGGTTTGCCGCGACCGTCTCAAAGCTATCGGCAAGCCCGCCGCCGCCTTGATTGCTTCTGATGTCAAGGTGCTTCATTTGATCACCACGATAGGCACAACGCCATTCTTTGCGCGTGCCCAAATGTGTTGATTGCCTGCCATGCCTGTGATCGAAAAGTCAAAAGCGGCGGGCCAGCTTTGCACTTCAACCCCCGGCGCATCAATAGCAGGGGCAGCGTTGCTTTCATTCATGTGGACAATCACCACCCCGGCAGATTGCACGTCAAAGGCGCAAGTATGCTCAGCCTCTGAAATCAGCGACCATTCCGTTGTCAGTGATACAGCAGTGGTCTGCATCAGATCCTCTTGACCGAATAGCTATCCAGCAATGTGCCAGCCGCCGCCAAAGCATCGCCCATGTCGCAATCGTCGCCCCGGTGCGTGTGCAGATACGCCGCGACTTGCTTGACGGCCCGCGCCAATACAGCCGGAACGTCAGTTGCCAAAGCCCCGAACCCCGCGCGATACACGATTTCCACCGCGTTCGTCGGGCGCAAGGCGATGGGCCACGTCTGGCCAAACCGCAACGCAAGCCGCCCCGGTTGCTGATATGTATCCACATCAAACGTGCTGGCCACATTCACCACCGCAGGCGTCCCGTCCGTGCCGTAAACTGTAACGGATTGCACTGCCATAAGCGGATAGCGCGGCAATTCCAGCACGGCAGGCTGGCCATGGATTTCAGAAATAGCGCCTTCCCTGATGCCATCCCACCACGGGCCGCGACCGCTTGGCCAGTGATCCAACGCCAGCAACCAGTCTTGCTGGATCAACGCAAGGCCCTTCATTTGCTCGATCAATTGCCGCGCCTCGGTGATCAGCGCGTTAGCCTCGGTATCCGGCAAGCCCTCCACGGTATCACGCAGGAACGCGCGCAATTCAGCCGTAGATACAGGTTCAACGGCAGGCGCAACCGCAATCACATGACCGCGATATGTTGCCGATGGAATGCGCGCGCGTAGGCTCACTTGCGGCCCCGTTTCGTTTCAACAGGTGCAGCGGGCTTGGTTTCCGTGACTGGGTTAAAGCCCACGCCATCAGCCAATGCCAATTCAGCGGCCTTGCCTGTCAGCACATCACCAGCCTTGTAGTGCAAGGTTGTGTGCCCATCAGGTGCAGCCGACCAGTCTTGATGCAATACAACTTCCATCGGTTTCTCCTGTGCTAAGGATGGGGGCGGAACCCGCCGCCCCACACCATAGATCAGGTAGCAGCCGTGGTGACGCCAACCGTGGCAACGGGTGCCCGGTGTGGCTTGCCCATAACTGCCAGAACCTGCACAACCGCAGCCGTGCCCGTGGTGCCGGTGATGACGGCACGAACATACCGCAGACCGCCACAATAAGACACGCCACCGATGATTGCGTTGTCTTGCGTGTCCAGCGTTGCAGTGACCGTGACGGCACCGCCAAGCCCCGGCACAACGCCAGCAGCAGGCACATCAACAAACGATGCAGCAAGCGTGCTGTCAGAGTGTTGCAGCTTCATGGTGAAGCCCGCCGCGCCCGCCGTGGTGACAGTCCCGGTTTGCAGATACACTGCAACAGCATCATATCCGCGACGGTCGATCAGTGCCGAGTTGTTTGGCGTCACACCGGAAAGCGTTTGATCCGCGCCCCGGATGATGGTGGAATTTGAAATCATATCGCGCATGGTTAACCCCTTTGTGCGCTAGAGTGAAACGGGGCGGCAGGTTCACCGCCCCGCGTATTTATTACACGCCGAACCGCAGAAGCTTGATTGCCTCAAAGTTCACCACATCGCCGCCCGAACGCTTGACGGTGTAGAACCCGACAAACGGCTTGGCGGTGAAGGGGTCGCGCAAGACGCGGATGCCGATACGGTCAACCACTTGATAGGCAGCACGCATATCGCCAAACGCCATAGACAGCGAGTTTGCAGCCGGGTCCGGCATATCCTCAAAAGAGGCTGTCGGATAGCCCAGCAGCGATGCAGGCTGGCCAGCAGCAATGCCAGGTGACCACAGATAGGCCCCATCACTGTCCTTCAGCTTGCGAACCGCAGACCCCGTCTTGCGATTGTAGAACCAAGTGCCGTTTGCACGGTATTGGGTTTTCGTGCCCTGAATAACTTCAATCAAAGCATCGCCGCCATTGGGTGCAGCGGCAAACGCGCCGGATACACCAGTTGCAAACTGTTCGATTGTGCCGGGAAGCGTAGTGCCTGCCGTATAGGTCAGGAAGCCGCGCCACTTGCCGTTGCCATCGCCATTGACAGCAGCAGCGTTTTCAACACGGTTGAACTTTTCAGCAACCTTGTCTGCCAGCCATGCTTCCATGTTGATATTGGCGTCATCAAGCAGCTTTTGCGTGGCGAACGGGAATGCGGCCAGTTCATGCACCGGGATACGCCATTGGCCAAGCTTTGGCGTATTGGTTTCAGGGCGCGCAGCCGTTTCGGCAACCCATGAAGCCCCGGCCTCATCAAGATCAAACAAGCCTTCCAGCGCGTCTGTGCCGATCACCTGCACCGACGCATAGGCGCGAATGGGTGACGTTTCAAACACACGCGATACGATCCGGCCCGAAGTGTCAGGCGTAACCACATAGCCGCCGTCAGGGTCAGAACCGACCGAAAGCGCCTTGAGTTCGGTGCCCTCAAGAACCTGCTCACCCTTCTGCATGAAGCGCCGGAAAGCCGTCTTGTAGCCATCCAGATCAGCGGCGGTATAGGCGTCAGGCCCGCGCTCGTTGCGTTTGTGTGCGTTGCGTTCCGCCCATTCACGCGCCTTCGCGTCCAGATCAACCGCATTGCCCTTTTCATCGGTCACAACGCGCGCCGAACGTTTTGCCGCAAGCACGGCCTCATCTGCAACCTTTTGCGCCTTGTCCAGATCAGCTTCAATCTTGTTCAGTTTAGCCTCAAGCACGGGGTCAGCCGCGCCCTTACCCTCAACTGCCTTGATCCGTTCATCGTTGGCTTTCTTGAATTCCACAAACGCGGTATTCAGGTCATCAACGGCCTTTTTCACTTCTTCAGACATGGAATGCCCCTTTCAGCTTTTCCAATGATTGCAACAGGGCTTTTGCCCCCTCATCGCCATCATCCGACCCAGCATCCCGCAGTCCGGTTAGGCCCTTGAAGCCATGCAGCGCGATTGCTGTGGCCTCCTTGCGGCTGTATCCTGCATCCCGCAGGAACGCCTCAAATTCTCGTTCGGTTGTCACCGACTTCATTGCCGTGACCTTCGCATCCGGCAGCATCGGAAACGTCACAAGGCTGATTTCGTGCAATTCGACTTCCATCAGCTTACGGATACGCCCGCCGCCCTCTGGGATAGCCTCAATCGTGCGGTAGCCAATCGACATGCTGTCAATCGCGCCGTTGCGCATTAGCACCATGGCCTCTTCCGCCTGCGCCACGCCCTTGAGCAAACGCCCGCTTACGAATAGCCCGCGCTCGTCTTCTTTGACCTCATCCCAAACGCCGATGACCTTTTGTCGATCATGTTGCCAAAGCATCTTGACCTTGCGCCCGGAACCGATTGACTTGCCAAACGCTCCGCGTTCAACCACGTCCATGCCCTGATCAACAATGCCGAAAACGGACGCATAGCCCTCAAAGGCCCCGTCTTGATCTGGCTCTTTCTTGATCTCGAAAGCCGCCGCTTTGTGCTGCATCATGCCAGTGCCCCGTATCGGTTTGTGATGTTATAACATAACAGATTGACGGGCGCTAGATGTCTGTTGCTACAACCATTGTCGTGTGGTATGTTGTGTGTGAGTTAGTTTTCTCCGTTGGTCCCTAAGCTGGGCTGACATCAGGGACATCTAGCCCCACATCATACGGCTGATGATTGCCTGAAATGGCATGAAACACGAAAGTGTCCCGTGGAGCTTCCCAAGTGGGGGAATAAATGGAAGCCTATGTCCAGCGAACCAACGCGGCAAGCTAACTCTCTCCCGACTTAGGCCACGCCCTGCCAACCCGACGATAAATCAGGCTGCATCGACAGTTCACGCATTGATATGCGGGGGCAGTCGGATCACCAGGCCCCTGCATCCAATCCACGCCGCCCTTGCTATTGGGGACCGCAAACGCTTCCCCCGGCTGCATGGTTACTTCGTTCATGACGCGATGGTTGGCTTGATCCGCCACCCCGTCACCTTCGCCAAAATCCCGCGTCCGGTGGTCATAAACGCTTACCCATCGCTTTTGCATTGGGAAGGGCGATGTTTTGGCAACCTCTTGGCTTGCGTGCATTGCCGCCGTGTGTGTTTCGGTTCTGGCAATCACACGCGCCCGCACGCGCGCTATTGACCGCACCTGTTCGCTGATACGTTTCGCCAGCGCCTCTTGCCCCAAGCCCTCCTGAATGCCGCGCTGAATGATGGTCTGCAACTGCGCTTGTGTGGTGCGCAAAACCTGCGTTACACGATCCGCGCCAAATTGCCGAATGAATTCCTGCATGATCCGCTCGAATAGCGTGATTTCGTCCGCCTTGGCCTCGCTTTCCATGGCAAAGCGCCCGCCAACCGTGCCAGCCTCTCGCCACATGCGCGCCATTGCCGCCGCGATAGCTTCTTGATTGCGCGCAGGGATAGCAAACACCGCCTGCCCCTGCCAAAGCGCAAAGCCAGCTTCATATGCCTGTATCAGCGCCCGAAGTAAGCGCCTTTGATTGCGCCGGATGACCACAACCTGCGCACGCCATTGCGCGCGGGCCAGTTCACGATCCGTCACGGCCATAACCGATAATGCCCATAGCTTTTTGCAGATCAGCGGGCGGCGTATCATCCTCTGGTGGTAGAACCGCGCTTTCAAGGCTTGTTTGCGATGATGAAACCAAAAGCACTTCGCCCCCCGTAATGGGCTTGTAGCCTTTCAGTTCCCGGCGCTCGTTGATGGTCAGGTCAGTGGCCTTGTCCGCCATATCCCAAAGCGTTTGCCGCTTTTCGACAATGGCAGGAACCTGGTCCATATCCGGCTTGATGGTGATTTCGCCTTTGCCAAGCCATTGCGACCAATCATTGGCAAACCATTCCAGCAGCGGGATAACGGTATCTTCCCAGAACGCCAAACGTGCTTCTTGGTAGTTGGAATAGGTGTTATCGCCAGGGATGCCCAGAAGTTGCGGGGGCACGCCAAAGGCCAAGGCAATATCCCGCGCCGCGCTGTTCTTGGCCTCAATAATCTGCACGTCAACAGGGGAAAGCCCCATCTGTTTCCAGTCAAGCCCGCCCTCTAGCAGCATCGGCCTGCCCGCATTTTTCGCGCCGGAATACTTGGCGTCAATATCAGCCTTCAAACGCTTAAAAGCGTCGTCGCCAAGCGTTTGCCCGTCTTTGGTGACCAGTGCCCCCGATGGTTGCGCGCTGTTTTGCAAGAGGCCCTGCATCCACGCCATGGCCTCGTTATGCTGATCAATCGCATATGCCGCCGCTTCAACCGGGGCCATGCCATACCAGTCATCCAGCGGGTTAAACATGCGGATGTGATGCACATCGCCATCCATGGTGGCCGGATCAACATCAAACCTCACCTTGCGGCCAGCGTTTTCGTATTGATACCCGACCGGGAACCCGTCGCCGCCGGGAATGATTTTCATGCGGTCAGGGCGTAGCTGGTATATCTCACGCACTTCACCGCCAACCGTCACGCGCTCCTCGTATCCGTTGCCGGAAAGCATAAGGTAGCCGACCTTGGATTGCATGTATTGGCTTGTGTTTTGCGCGGGGTTTGGCCGCTCGATCAATTTCAGGATAGGATGATCCAGCAACTCTTGCTTGCCGCGCCATGCCGTCCACCGCACCGACCCTACGGCATCCGCGATACGGTTCACCGCCTGATACGCCACTACGTTCTTGCGATAGGCTTCATCGGCAAAGGCGCGGTAATCGCGGGCTGACCAGACAGGTTGCCCCGGCGTCATGACCATCGCGGCCCCAGTGCGGCTTTCCTTCTTTTCGGCGGGCGCGCGGCCAAACAGGCGAAATAGGTTCATGCGGTTCTCCCAAACTCACCGTGAAACGACGCACTCGCTGACGCATATGCGCCCGCCGCGTCAGATATAGACGCGTAGCATCCCAAATGATGCCGCCTGCCGTTACATTCAATTTGCGCAACCCACTTTTGGCTTGCCTTGTGCCAGCGCACACCCTTAACACCTGACTTGTTTGCGCCGCTAATGCGCTGATTATGTTGGTTTTGCGATTTTGTTGCCTTGCGAAGATTACTCTTTCGGTTGTTCAGGCCATTGCAGTCTATGTGGTCTATATCTATACCATTCTGGTCTTTCGAAATGACGCGGTGCATTAGTATTGTGGTCGGCATACCCGATGAACGTTCCTTGCGCGCCGCATAAACAGACCGAACGCTGCCATCTTTGCGTTTCGTCACTAGAGCACACCAGTTCCATTTATTAACAAGATGCGCATCAGATGCGTCAATAACCGCTTCATAGCCCTTAGTTAAGGGAACGTATGCGATAATTCCCTCGGCTCGGATCGTCCGAACATTCCTTGGCATGCTGTCGTCCCGTTCACAGAAAGCGTTGATGTTGCTAAGGATGCCCTTATACGGTTTGCCGCATGTTACAACATAACAAAGCCCAAGGCTATAGGGCGCGAAGGGTAGGGATACCCTTGGCCTTGATCATTGGCCCCAAGGCATAGCGTAGCGCGTCGATGTAGTGGTTATTGGCGTCCACGATAACAGGCATGATGTCACCTGACTGCCTGTCCACCTTGTAACTGTATAGCCTGAATTCCCGCGCTGTCTGTTCGCAGTCAGGGTGAATGATGACCTTTTCATAGGTCTTGATATGTTCGATGCCATCCTCTACAGACCCCGGCCATTTTTCAACTGCCGTGATGTTCGGCAAACCATGCCTGCGAAGGTAGCTGATGCTTTCGGGCCGCGCGCTATCCGCCCTGATGGTGTGGCGCGCAATATCCGGCATTCGTTCTGTGAAGTGCCCTGATGTTGCGTCCAGTTCCAGCTTTGCCTTTCCAGCCTCTCGCCTGATGTAAAGCATCTTGTCCGTGATGTAGCATTGCACCGCCGCTGTTGGGTCTTGTGCAAAGCCAAAATCCAGCCCGTAGTATGGGCCATCCCATTCAGGGCGCGGTTCGAATTCATCAACGGTAAACTTGCCTGCGAATATCTGCGCTTCTGTCAGGGTCAGGAACGCGCCCTCCCACACATGGGCATAGGTATCAGGCCGCAATCGCAGATCGTCCAAGCGTTCCGCGTTCAGCACATCAGGAAACCACGGATTATCTTTCCAGTTTATTTCGGTCACAATGCAGTTCGTGGGCTTGTCCGCGATGAACCGCTTATGCGTGGGGCTTTCGGGGCTTTCCGGGTTGTAGCTTACCCAATTCTCGGAACCATCTTCCCGGATTGTCGGGATAAGCTTGCGCCAAGCTGCATCGGATACGTTTTCCGCCTCGTCCGTCCAGTTCAACAGGATGCGCGACTTTGACTTGATGCTGTCCAGGTTATGCCGCAACCCGGCAAAGGCAAATGACACGCGGCGGTTTTGCGTCCTGATGTATTTTTCTCCGATCTCGTAATAGGCGTTCAACCACGGTTCTGCACGGATTGCCGCCTTGATTTCCTCTAGGCTGCTTTCCTCTAGGCTGTTGAGGTGTTCGCGGCTGGCAAGAATGATACCTTCGCGCCCGCCCTCTGCAAACTGGTATCCCATGACTGCCGCCATGGTTGCACAGCCGCGCGTCTTGGCCGATCCGCGCCCGCCCTTGAACACGCGATGCCTTGCGGGTTGCGCGAAGTTGTCAACCATCTTGGCGGGCAAGCGGATTTGAGCGGTTGTCATTACTGTTCGTCGGTATCCGGCTTTACCGCCACCAGTTCAATGCGCGTTGGTTTTGACAATGATCCATCCGGGTTTGTGATTGCCTGCACAGGCGCACCAAGGCCGCGCGCCTCGCTGTCCGCCAATAGCTTCAGCATTGCAGGCTCGATCAATGCCATCACTTCTGCTGTTGACAATTCAACCAACCGCGCCTCTGTGGCATGCAACAGTCGCTCACGAATACGCATGGCCGCTTCTGCGTTGCGCATCTCGATCTTCTTTTGCTCAGAAGTCTTGCCCCCCGGATTGCCGGGGGTTCCCGGCTTGAACCGGGTGTGAAGGGGCGGCTTACCCGGCCCTACCTTATATGTGTCGTCTCCCTGCATTATGGGATGTTACCTTATAACGTTTCCGTTGTCAAAACAGCCTGACCCGCTTTACGTGTGGCGATGCCTTCTTTCTGATTTCCAGCCTTGGGCTATAGCGCAAAACCGGGTTGAATTCACCCTTGCGGGGTTGATGCCAGAAACCGACCATGACCACGCTTGCCCAAACTTGGACAGTTGGAATGAGGTTTACAAGCCAAAACCACTTGCTCGGCTTTGCCGCTCTTACGTCTGGATAGGCTTTCATCCCTCATTCCTTTCCGTTGTCAAAGTTGCCGGGGCTTTGCGGACCTTTCGGCAAAAGAAGGCTTGTGATACCCCCGCATACCCGGCTGGCATGGATTGCGCAAAGATGGTGTTCACGCGCGGCTCTCATGCCTTACCGCCTGCTTATCGCCGCAGGTCAAGCGGTTACGTTGCCCACATCATCAGCTTGCGCGCCGCTTCAATCGCGCGGCCCAATTCTGCCAGCGTTCCACCGGGCGGGGCGTCTGTGCC